AGGACCCTCAGCATCTGCCACTGGTAATGTAACCAACCAGGCAGTACAGGTGCTTCAGGGTCCTTTTGCTATGAATACTTATGGTGGTGGTGTGTCTTGCCAGGGTCCAACATTAAACTTACAAACCTTTGGTTACAATAGTCTTGCGGGCAGTACAGATCCAACATCATATCAGACCAATTCATTTAATGGAGGACTCTCTGCAGGGTTCTCCATACCTCTTGACGGATCTTTCCAAGAACTTTGTAAAGCAAGAGTCAGAACTGAAATCACAAGGCAGCAAGCGGAGGCAGATAAGGCTCGTTTAGATTTTGAATTAGTTCGTTTACTGAAGTGTGGTGAAGCAATCAAGTCAGGTATCAGTTTTCATCCAGAGAGTCCCTACGCAAAAATATGTGCTGATGTCGTTGTTAGGTATCCAAAAGTACAAGATGTAGTCAATGGAAATAAAACCAATCAGGTCTCCGTCCGTAAGAATTGACGAACCACCAATTATTTCTACGATAGAACCTCCTGTAACTCGGAGAGCACAGAAAACTGTGATACCTGAAATTGATATGCCGATTATTAATATGCCTGATACAACTATCAAATATCCTGTGATTGATGTTCCCACACAAGAAGAGTTTGATGCTGCGGTAAGAGCAGAACAAAAGAAACAAGAAGAAGAAAAACAAGAGAAGACTAGGGGACTTCCAGACACTACCCCAGTATTACCACAAGTACAAGTTCCTGTTCAAGAAAAGCAGGATAATCGGAATATTTCCGATCAACCACCATCAAATAATCTTGGAGTACCCGTCATTGAAGTACCCCTCGTCGGACAAGTCCCAATCCCACCTAAAGAGCAGGTTATTCTTGCTGGCACCACTGCTACTGCTTCTGTTGCTGCGGCTCTTGTTGGGAAATCTGTGGTGGAATGGTTGGTAGGTAAAATGAAACCTATTGTTCAACAGATATTTGTAAGAGGTAAGAAACTCCTAAACAGAGACCTTACCCCATATGAACTTCAAGTGTTCTTTGCCTTTGAAAAAACTGCTTCTCTTAAGAAAGTTAATAAGTTGCTGAAGAAAGAACAGAAGAAAGAGAAAAAAGAACAATACAAAAAGTTTCACGAGAAGTGATTACTTCTTACGCTTCTCTAACAATACACTAAAGTTTTTATCTTTTGTTCCCCCATCATAAGCAAGAGCATAACCTTCGTCAATCATTTGATTATTCAATGAGGTCTCTTGTCCATTAATAAACAAATGCCCGATGATTCTTCCATACTTCTCTGTACTGTCTGGAAGTTCGGTCTTGATAATAATATCTTTAGCACCTTCAAGTTTTTTTTTCAACCATTCTTTTGATTCAAGACCCATTGCCTTCTCTTTGAGATCCGTTGTTCTACTTTCGGGAGTATCAACCCCAGCAAGGCGAATTCTTTTTTCTAAACTTATAGAAAACCCCAAATCAATATCAGCATCAATCGTATCACCATCAACAACTTTATGAATCTCACGAATTCTGTAAATATATGGATCTTTATTTTCCATCAGAATGGTAATTTAAACTTCTCTGTATTTAGTTTGGGGATGGGAAGTTTCTCAAATGCTTTGTTGACTTGTTTCTCTACAACAGCACCAACGAACTCTTCTGGGTTGTCCAGAATCTTCTGTGCTTTTTGATAAGTCACATAAGCACCATAGCATAGTGCTCCACTCACCGCCAGACTTGCCGCTGATAAAATAAGTGCTAGGTTCTTCATTTTAGTAACTTCTCAATTGCGTTATAGTAATAGACGGCATTGTGATCTTCTACACCATCAAATCTCTTATCATCAGCATCTTCTAAATGAATCTCTGGATGAGTATGAACATATCCAGTCAAGAAAGGTGGAGTTTTAGGAACAACATCATCACCGTGAACAAAACGAAGATGCTCTACATTCTTCAGTCTTTCTTTCAAACCTCTACCACCTGGACGGGGAGAACCAATTGTGATGATTGCTAGGTCTGGTGCGGACTTAAGCATTAAATCAGCAACAACAGTCGCAGTCGCACCACCAAGAGAGTGTCCCGCAAGAATCAGTTTTCTACCTTTCTCTAGTGACTCAAAATTTAATACTAACTCAGTAATCGTTCTGGTAGCATTATCTTTAAATCCTCTGTGAGTATCTTCACTACGGAATAAGAATTTTAGATTAGTTACCCAGTCTGATGTTTCATTGGTTCCCTCAATTGCGAGAATACAATATCCAGGAATACTCTTATCTACAATGAAATCATTCTTATCAGCATAAACATCAACACAGTTTTTAACTGCCTTTAGAATGACTTCTGTGGGTAGTGTCGTGTTCATCTTTCATCTCCTCGTTTGCTAACCGTAGTATATAGTAAATGATATACGCAACAAAGATAAGTCCTGGACCAAGAATCGCCATCACTCCCCAAGGAAATTCTTGAGGCATTAGAACTTACCCTCTACACAATAGTCCGATTTTTTATTTGGCGTATATTCCTTATGTCCTTCTTGTGGTTTCATCCAACCACATCCAATTAACCATTCCATCGTCATCGGAGTGGGTCTTACCTGCTCCCAGAGTGGTCCTTTCGCACACATTTCTAGGTGCTTTGCCGTTTGACCTAACTGTTCTTCTGCCCAGTTAGCATCTGCTTCCCAAGGCACGGCACGACTCATTCCCATAGACTCATAAGCAAGTCTTGTATTCTTCATCACCCAAGCAGGAATTTCAGAGTCCTGATGAACCTGAGCCATAAATGCTGTTTCTATTCCACCACCCATACAGTCCTGAACAACGTGCCATCCTTCGTGACGTAGTGTTCCTAGAAACTCTCTTGGGTCTTTGAGTAACTCTTCATTTATAAAAAGACGATTATACTTTGGTTTATATAACCCTACTGTTCTTGGTGTGAAATATCTGGGTGGAGCAATATAAACACCAACATTGACTTTCTCTAGTCCTACTAAAATACGCTTGACTTCTTCTCTGAATGGGTCAAGTTCTTTTGCTTTGAGTAATTCTGATTCTGATGTAAGTTTCTCAACACCTTCAGTACATTCTAATAGAATCATACAACCCATCGCTGCCAGACTATATGCTGGAACGGTGGGTTGTTTCTTTACTATTTTTTCAGCACTTGCGGGAAGAACTAAACTTAATGATAGACCGATTGCCGTGAGGAGTTTTTTCATTCTCGTCCCTCTTGATGATGTATCCAAACTTTCAAATCTTTTACATACTTTCTTAAGGTTTCTGCTTGTGATAGGTGCCACTCTTCTTGTGTATCTAGATACAGTCTCATATGATTATCAACTGCGTCTAGACACTTTTTAATTACAGGATTCCAAGGCTCCCGAATCGGAGTGTTCCACTCTCGTGGCATAATACCTCACTTTTTTTTACCACCGTTTTTTGCTTTGTTTGCCGTCGCATTTCCTTGGTTCTGCTTTTTATTATTAGCAGAACCTTTCTTGCCTTTGTTTGCGGACTTTGCCATTATGCTCCACCTGTGCGGGGTTGAACTTGACCCTCTTCCAGTGCTTCAACTCTTGCTTCAAGAGTTGTGGCAGGTGCTTCTGCTACTGGAGCAGGTGGTTCTGGAGGAGTTTCTACAAACTCTTCTCTTTTAGGTTCTGCTTTTTTTTCATCTTCTTCATCCCCACTTTTCTTCATCGTGTTAATACCAAAGGTAGCAGCAGAAGCAGTAAAGACCGTCGCAATGAAAGTGGGGTCCATCTTGGATAGAGCCCCAGCATAACTTGCGGTGAGAAGAGCAGCAGACCATCCTAGGATGGCAATACGAATTACTTGCCCCAAAGCATTCTCCTTTTTCTTATCCATCAGTCCGTGTGATGAAGTCTGTCTTATTTAGGTTTTTAGAACCTAAACTTGACTTTAGCAGCAACAGAATTATTAGTGACTCCATTATTCACACCGTGAGATGCTTCAACAATTAACATCTCTTTATAGTCTACTTCAGCAGCAACTCCATAAGAATTATCAGTTCCATAAGCACCTTCTACACTGACACCAAACAGATCCTTCTTCTTACCACCAAAACGAGTTTCTAGTTTGAGACCTGCTTCACCAACGTGAGTTGTTTGACCGAATGCATCTACACTTCTGGCAGACTCTGATGAACCTGTTTCATTATAAGCATTTCTCTTCACATTTTGAACCGTATATCCAACGAATGGTTTTACTGCCTTATGGAGATGCCAGTATAAGCGATTAGAAACCCACCATTCAGAACCAGTCGTTTCACCAGCATTATTAAAGACACCTTCTACATTTCTGTTGTACTTGTAGTTGCTGTTTGCAATCGCAGCATTCGTATTCAGAGTGAGTGTATTACCTCTAATTTCACTGAATACACCGAAGTGATCTTTAGTCTGTTGTGTACTTGAGTCAACACCATTAAGGTTTATGTTGATTCTATTATACTGGAAACCAACAGTCCAACCTTTGGTTGCATCAAACTCAAAACCACCACCGAAGATCTTGGAATCAGCAGTATAACCATCGGCATTATAAGACTGAACGAATCTATTGTTCTCAAATACTCTGAGTCTTTGCTTACCTGCTGTTGGCTCATGATTGAGAAGACTATTGATTCCATCATTGATTCCATCAAGAACTTCTAATTGATCTACACGACCAAGGTAATAATCATAAGAATCTGATACTGCAACATCATTAGAATAAGAATAAGAATATGATGGAGTTCCGTCGATTACGGTTGTTGTTCCATCAGCA